GATATGCAGGGGCGTCGCCGCATTGTTGGCGGAAATGGAGTCGATGGCGCAGTACCAGATGGTGCCCGGCACATCCACGGCCACGCACATCAGCGTCTTGGCGTCCAGTTTGGGCACCCATTCCCCGGTCATGGGCGCGGGGTATGTTTCATCCATGAACCGGATGACATAACTGCCGATGCGCACTTCGCCGTCGCCCAGCTTGATGCCGATGGGCGCATCCTGCGCCGTGGAACGGTAATTTTCCGCCATGTCCAGGAACACGGCGGCCACATCCTCGCCGCACAGAAATTCCACCTTGCCGCCGATGCCCGCCATGCGGACTTCCTGTTGCATGGCCCTGAGCAGTCGGTACACATCGGAAAGTTTGCTCGTACCCGTCAGCTTCGTGGTAAGCGTATGGGTAAGCGGCGCGCCGTAGTCGATGCCGTAACTTTCCGTTCGTCCGCCCGGAAGCTGCACCGGCCAGGCCAGTTTGCCCGTGGTCAGCACGCCAGCGCACATGCCCTCGGTGGTGGCATGGACGGCCTGCCGTATCTGGTCCACCTTGCGGGTCCGCCATGCCTCAAGCGAGGCCGTATTGCCCAGGAGTACGCGCAGGTCGTTCAGTTCCGCCGCCGTTACGGGCACCTGAACCTTGATGGGCAGGGGCGCGAAGTACTGCGTTTCAATGGATTCATTGTCCAGCGGAACGGGCACGCCGTCCCGGCGCACCACGGGAACGGTCTGCACCACGGCTTTCAGGTCCGTGATGCCCAGCATGGAAAGGGGATGTGTCGGGCGTTGTTTGAAAAAACGGTCCATGATGGTGCTTTCCAGCGGCGGCAGCGTCTTGAGCGATTGCGCCACCGCCTGCGGGGCGAAAATGCCTTTCAGATTCGCAAGCATAACTATTTCCTGTTGTTAGACGTTTTTAGACTAGGCCGGAAAAATGCCGTGTTCCACAAGCTGCGCCGTCTGAATGTCGGTCAGCGCCTTTCCGTCGCCCGTTTTGAGAACGCGGTACTTCACGCCGCCATGCACCACGCACAGGGCGGAGTTTTCCCCGCTCTCGCCTGTGGGGTCGCATGGCGTGTCCACTACAGCCACGGGAAGCACTGTGGCCGCGTCCGTGGACAGCAGCGGCTCCCAGGCAATCCCTACAACTGTACTTGCCTGTTCCCCCGTACCCATGACATCCACCCGCTTCATGACCGTGCCCACGGGGATGGCGGCGGTCTTCGCATTTGCCGAAAGCGGCAGGTGGTGCAGCACCACGGGATGGTCGCCCGTGGCCGCCCGTTCCCCGGAGAGTGTGTGCTTGCCGAGAAATCCTTCATTCATGCGTCATGCTCCTACAGTTTCGCCGTCAGTTCGGCGGGATTAATGTTGTCGAACTGCCCGCCCGTATGGGCCGGAGGCGCGGAAAACTCCGCGCCGCGTTCGTCTGCGGGCCGGGCTTCCAGGTCGCGGAAATAGCGTTCTTCCATGCTCAGGCGTTCCGTCCTGCCGTCCGGCGCGGCAAAGTCCACGCTTCCGGTCTGTTCCGCGAGTTTCGCAGCAAATTCCAGCACGCTTGCCTTTTCAGCGGGCTTCACCTTTCCGGCCTTCACCAGCTCGGAAACGCGCGCTTCCCGGCGTTCGCCTTCAATCTTGCCCCGGTACGCGGCAAAGTCGGCGCTGGCCTTTTCCGCCTTCTGTTCCGCCTCGGTTTTGGCGGCTTCCGCCTTGTCCTTTTCCTGCTTGTGGGAATCGGCTTTCTTTTTCAGGTCCGCGTTTTCAGTGCGCAAAGCCTCAAGCTGGCCCTGTAACTGCCCGATCTGCCGCTGCAATTCCTCAATCGTCATGGTGTCTCCTTCGCCGCGCGCGGCGGCAAAATCCACTGTTATGGCGTCGCCGCCGTCCGTAAACTCCACCGCCGCCAGCCCGTCTATGGCGGGCTGTTCCGCTCCCAACAAAGCCACATGCCGCAATGTCACCAGGTCGGGCATGAGGCTCATGCTCACATGGCGGTAGTGTCCCTTTGCCACCAAATCCCGGACCTGTTCGGGGACCTGCGAGAAGTTCGCGTAGAGCCGTCCCCCCTCGCTTTTCAGCTTTTCCACCCAGCCGTAGGCCGGGGCCTTGTCCGTCTGCGGATGCCCGAACGTCAGCGGCGCGTCCCTTTTGGCCGGGTCATAGCTGCGGGCTATGGCGTCCAGGTCCCCCGCCGTGAAGGTTCGCAGTCTTCCGGCGCTGTCCTCAAACGTCCCCGTCCGGGCTATCTCGATCCACTTTTCAGGCATGGTCTTCTCACCAGATGCAAAGTGCGGACATATTCAGTTCCCGGATCTCAATCCCGCAAAGCGAAAGCAGAGCGGCGCGAACCAGCGTCTCACTGCATCCGTTATCTCGCAGCGCCTGCGCCGTTCCCTCCAGAATTTCCGGCAGATTCGGCGGAATGTCTTTTCGCTGCTTATCCTTGCGGTTTTCGACAATCATTCGCATCAAAGCCTCCTTATGAAAAAAGCCCCTGTTTCCTGTCACCATGACAGAAAAACAGGGGCCTTGCCCGGAAAGGGCGCGTTCTATGCGAACAATTTTCAGACGATTTTTCGGAAGTAATCCCAGCGCGGCATCGCCACGGCTATACGACGGACTTCATCACTTGCCGCCAGTTGTTCCCGCCATTCCTGCGGGATGGAGTCCAGACCGTAGGCCAGCCCGGCCAGCGCGCCCGTCACCGCTCCCGTGGTGTCGGTATCGTCGCCCAGGTTGACCGCTTTCAGTACCGCGTCTCTGTAATTGTCCGTGGTCATGAAACACCAGAACGCGGCTTCCAACGTGTCGATGACAAAGCCGCTGCTTCGTATTTCCTCTTCCGGCAGCGTGCTTATGTCATTCTCAAGTATTCTGACGAACTTCCCCAGCGTCGCCTTGCTGATGAACGGCACGCCGTGCGCGAAGTCTTCCCGCAGTTCCGCATAGGCGGCTTTCTTTTTCCGGCCCATGCGCAGCTTGTTCAGCATTTCAACGTAGATGTAGCAGGCCGCCACGGACCATTCATGGGCGTGCGTGATGGACGACACGTCCCGGACAATGCGGAAACGCTCTTCCGCTTCCCGTATCCCGAACATATAGAATGTCAGCGGCGCTATCCGCATGAGGGAACCGTTGCCGTTGTCACGTTCGCCCGTGCCTCCGGCCTTTTCCGGGGCCACGCCTTTTTTCAGGCGCTTGATGGCTTCCGCCGTCGCGTTGCCCACGTCAAACACCTTGCCGTGCGGCGTATAGGCAGCGTTATCGTACCATTCGGTGGCCCCCCATGCGATACATTCAAGGTCGGGCTTGCCGTCCACTCCATCGGGGAGAAGATTATCCGCCAAAGCCAAAGTCAGAGAGGTGTCGTCGGACCATGTTCCGGCAGGCTGGTTATGCGTGCCGTAGCCCTGCATCTCCGTCACATAGAATGTCCCGCGCTTCTTGAACTCCACCGGCACGCCCAGCGCATCCCCTACGGCCACGCCCATAATCAGAGCCAGCGGCTTGTCGTCCGCCTTTTCGTAAAATTCGCACTCCGCACCATCCCAAAGTACGTCATGGGGTTTACGCTCCGGGTCTTCATAGAGTTCGCAGGTGTCGGTACTTGCCCGATCCAGCGGAGTCCCATCACCAGCAACGGTCGCTCGAAACTTGCAGGTTTCGCAGGCTATAGCTTTAGGACTTTGTGCCGTCCATATTTCTTTTTCCCATCTTGGTCTTTTCTCGCTCATGCCGCCACCGTTCCTATATCTGCTCAATGACTTCCATCTCGAAAGCCAGTTTGTTTCCTGCTTTTTCCACTTTCGTTATCCTGAACGTCGTTCCGCGCTGGATAATCGTTTCATCTTCATACCCGAAAGACGCCTGCGCCTTCTTGCCGTCCCATTTCCGCTTGTCTCCCGCGCCGTAATGGCTGAACGGCTCGGCGTACATCATCTTGGTACCCTTGGGGCAGTAAATGCGGAAAATATAACCGCTGAATCCCTGTCCCTTGGCGCTCCCGCAGGAGGCAAAGGCATGCTCGATTTTTGGGTCTTTTTTCAAGGCGGTTTCCAATTTTTTCAGCGGCCATTTTTTCAGCGCCTCTACCGGAACGCCGAGAAAACTTGCCGCGCCTTCCGCCGTTTCGATGCCGCGTTGCAGCCAGATATCCCTGTCATACGTCGAGCGGTTGATGAGGTTCGTCATGTGCTGAATGGCAGCGCCCCGGCCTTCGTTGTTCAGGTCAACCTTGCCCACGCCCTTGAAGTTGCCCCAGTAGCCGTCATGCCCCCGGAGCGGGCGGTTGAAGCCGCCGGAACCTTGCGTGTACGCATAAATGGCGTCCTTTTCCGCCTTGGATGCCTTTCGCCAGACATCGCCGCATGTTTCCCGCAGCACATCGTCCGCCTCTCGTGGCGTCTGCGCCCACAGGGCCGCTTCCTTGCGCGCATCGGAATAGGGGTTAGTGTCTTCTTTACCACCATTTTTGAGTTTGGACAAGGATTCCTGAACATTTTTCTGCTTCTTTTGCAGTTCGTAGAACTGCTGCCCCTGTTTGTCGAACTCTTCCAGGTCTTGCAGAAGCCCCTTGAACTTCGCCGTTTCTTCCGGCGTCAGGCTTCCGAAAAGCAACTTGCTTTCAAAATATTCTTTCTTGGCCTGAATGCTTCCGGCTTTTGCCGCCCAGTCCGCCGTGGTGACATCCGCCTGCCATATCCCGCTGTACGTCTTGACGGGATATTCCCCGATCTGCTGTTCCAGCTTCTTCTTTTGGGCGTTCAGCTTCTTTTTGGCGGCCTGCGTCTTTTTCTTGTCCAGAAGCTCCTGAAGTTCGGCTTTCTTGGCTTCCAGTTCGGCTACGGACTGCTTGTCTCCGGCGGCCTTGATAAGCGTATCTATGGAGGCAATGTCCGCTTCCAGTTTCTTCTGCGTCAGCGGCTCTTTCTTGGGAGGCGGCGGGGCCGTGTCCATACCGTGCTTTTTCAGGTTCAGCCCGGCCTGAACCCAATCCTTGCCGGGATTGTTCTTGAAGCCTTTGTCCGCGCCGGGAAAATGCACAAAATATTCATACCCGGTCTTGGGGTCCGTCCACATATCCGCCTTGGGCATTTCCGTTTCCACGGTCAGCCCCTGTTTTTCCACCTGCCGGGCGGAAAGCGTGCGCACCCCGCACCGGCAGCGAAAACCGTTGGGCGGATAGTTGGAGGACCAGAACTCATGGTCCGCCGGGTAAACCTTTTCGTGCAGAATGGCGTGCGAAGGCCGTACCCGCTTGTCCATGACCGCGATATATTGCCAATAGGGGCGCGAGGCTTTCACGGCCTGCATCTTCTTATAGCGTCCGGCGCTGTAGGCCGTCTGCATGTTGGTACGGAAAATGTTCTCCACCCGGTAGTCATGCCAGCCCTGCGTCTCAATGGCCGCTGCGATGCGCTTCTTGAAGTCCGCCAGCGTCTCCCCGTTTTTCAGGGCCTGCTCGATGCCGTCGCTCACAAGCTGCACCATGTCCTGCTTGGCCAGCCCCGTAACGTAGAACGCCCGGTGCTTGGCCTCTTCGCCCAGCGCCTTGGCCTGTTCGTCCGTGAGCTTCGCCCGCTGCTTCCAGAACGCTATGGCCGCGTCCGGGGCGACGGGCTCCGCGATGATTTCCCACGGGGGCAGTTCAATGGACTTTTTAGCCATCTTCGTCCGCCTCCGCCTGGACGGACGCCGCACCGTGGCCAGCCGCCGCCGTCATGGCGCGGGCAAGAAAGCTCTCCAGGGCGTCCGGGGCCATGGACGGCGAAAGCAGGGCGGCCAGGGCTTCCTCCAGTTCTTCGTAACTTTTGGCCGCCCGTACCTCGTTCTCAACTTGCGTGACAAATCCCCGGCTGCTTTGCAGCGCGGCGGGCAGCATCGTTGTTATGGCCTTGTCCAGATGGCGTTGGGCTTTTTCAGCCAGAGACGCCTTTTCGCCCGACGGGGCCGTGAAGTCCGCGCCCGGCTCCTGCGGAAGCGTCGC